TACCCTTTTTTCGTTAGTGGGCAATCTTACGAGTTAAGATCCATAAAGATGCGAAGAAGTTCAAGAATCCTCCTGGGACAACTCTTACGACGAATAAGTAAAAATCTTTAAACTTTAATTATCCAGGAGGATAAAAATGTCTGTTCAAATTACAGAAGCAATGGTGGAGCAGTTTAGTGCAAACGTACTTATGCTTTCACAACAAAGAGGTACACGTTTAAAAATGTGTGTGAGAAGCGAAAGCCAAAAAGGTAAAGCGGCTTTTTACGATAGAATTGGTGCGGTTGATCCTGTTAAAAAAGTAGGTCGCCATTCAAACACTCCACAAATCGACACTCCACACTCTAGACGTATGGTTACTTTAGAAGATTATGAGTGGGCTGACTTAATTGATCAGCAAGATAAAATCAGAATCATTCAAGAGCCTACAAGTGAGTATGTTATGGCTGCTATGTGGTCTATGGGTAGAGCAATGGATGATGAAGTTATCCTAGCCGCCACTGGTATTGCACGTGCGGGCGAAAGTGGTGCTACTAGCATTGCATTTCCTTTAGCGCAGTATTATGCAGCTAACGACGGTACAAATTCTGCTAACATGAGTGTTGAAACACTTCGTGGCTTAAAGCAAAAATTTGATGCTGCAGATGTTATGGAAGAAGAAGAGCGCTATTTAGCGGTTGGTTCTAGCCAGATCTATTCTTTGTTAGGTGATAACAACCTTACAAGTTCAGATTACAACAGTGTTAAAGCATTAGTTGATGGTAAAGTAGATACTTTCATGGGCTTTAAGTTTATCCGTACTGAGCGTTTACCTACTGTTTTAATTGGTGAAGGTTTAGATGCAGATTTTTCTGATGGTTCTGTAGCTGCCGGTACTTCTGACACTACTGGTTTCAGAAAATGTATCGCTTGGGCAAAATCAGGTCTTCTACTTTCTATTGGCGAGGATATGAAAGCTCGCATTACTGAGCGTGACGATAAGTCATACGCTGTTCAGCCATACGTTTCAATGAGCGTGGGTGCGGTAAGAATGGAAGAAGTAAGAGTTGCAGTAGCACTTTGTAACGAAGGATAATTTTTGGGGGTCTTTAGGCCCCTTAGTTTTTTAAATTCAACAATCTTTTAGGAGAAATAAAAATGACAGATTTATACGGAAGCAACTACACAAAAGCTTATGTAAATAAGCCAAGTGAGAAAGCTGGAACAGGCGAGTACAACGGCCATGTAAAAATACTTTTTGACGAGTATGTTGTGCCAACTGCAAATGAATTAGCTACGGCTGATTTTATTTATTTGGGTAAACTACCAAAAGGCGCTCGCGTTTTAGGTGGTAAAGTAAAAACTGACGCTGCGGGCGCTACTGGTATCTTTGATATTGGTTATCTTGCAAACGGTGTAGACGCTGCAGATGCAGATGCTTTTGCGGCAAGTGTTGATCCTGGTGCAGCAGCAGTTTTACAAGAGTTAAACGGTGTAGCTATTGGTAAAAAATTTGAAGCTGAAACTACTGTTTTAATCGATGTAACTGAAGTCACTGCAGATGCAGGTGGTGACAGAATTCAAGTTTGGATTGAGTACGTAGTAGATTAATATTTATTTAGGAGAACAAGCATGGGCGTTTCATCTGCAACGGAAATTTATAATTCGGCACTACTTAAATGTGGAGTTGAGCCAATACTTAACCTTTCAGATGATTCCACTCGTGCAAGACTCTTAAACGCATGTGCCACAAGGGTAAGGCAAGATTTACTTCGAGCCCACCCTTGGAGCTTTGCAAAAACTATGGTTCAGCTAGCAGCTACCATAAACACTCCTTTATTTGATTGGGCCTATGAGTTTAATTTACCCTCTGATTGTTTAAGGGTATTAAAAATTGATACGCCAAACCCAAATGAACCTTGGGAGATAATGGGTAAACAGCTCTATGCTAACTTCGCACCTATTAATATTAAATATGTAAGAGACATTGTGGACGTTACTTTCTACGATGATAACTTCACAGAAGTCTTAGCGTGGGCTTATGCATACGAAATTATTTTCTCTTTAACACAAGTAGCCTCTACTAGAGAGAGTGTAAAACAGGGCTATAAAGATGCTCTAGCTCAGGCTAGAAGCTTTAACGCTCAAGAAGGCTCAACCCCTAGAGTGATAGCAGATGATTGGCTGAATAGAAGAAGGAGTTAGTCTTGGGTAGAAATAACCACATATATAACTCTTTTGTTGCCGGTGAGATAAGTCCTAATTTTTTAGGCCGTGCTGACACAAAACAATATTCACAAGGGTTAATAAATTCAAAAAATGCTATTGTATTTCCACAAGGCGGGGCAGCTAGAAGAACAGGAACACAGTATAAATTTCCTATTGTTAATTACGCTCAGGGAAGCGCACCCTCTTGGACATCGGGCACAACAACACCCACAGGGGCTAGAGCTTTCCCATTTACTAGAAGCGGTGGGGATAGATGGCAGATTATTTTAACCACAAGCCTACCTGATTCAGACGTAGGAAATAATTGGCGTGGTTTTTTAACAAATGACGGGGCAAACGCTAAAGTATTATTTGGCGGCGTGGGAAACGCTCTAACATCTGCAAACACGTTATTTTTTGATTACTATTCTTTTTCACAAGCTGAACTAGATGACATTCAATTTAAGCAAACGGGTGATATTATTTATTTTGTTCACCCAGATTATAGACCGTTTTACATGATATTTAACACAACCACTAGAGTCTTTGATATGTATGTTTTCGGTCTTGGTGTTGAGCCTAATTTTGGCCGGGCATCTGTTTATGATTTTCCGGTATCTTTAATAGCTAGTGCAGACGGCGGTATAGAGATAACCGATCTAACAGGTGGTTTTTGGTCCATTGAGTGGTCAGCCACAGGTTCAGATGCGGCAGAGACAAGGTTTGGTACACTATCGCCCGGTGATATTGTTAAGTTATCTAATGCCAGCACTACGGGTTATTTTTTAATATTAGAAGAGGGCACAAGTGCAGGAATATGGGACGGGTTTTTTCTAAACTCTTCCGGCCCTTTTGCAGACGGAATGGTTTTCGGTAACGAGGATAATAATGATTCATCAATAGAGTTTCCACAGTGGGGCGCTAGCAGATGGCCCTATACGGTTGATTTTTTTGAATCAAGATTATTCTTTGGCGGCAATGACCGCTATCCTGATAAACTTTGGTTTTCTCAAATCGATGACATATATGAGTTTGATATAGCGGGTCTTCAACAAGACGCTGGCTTTGCAGATGTTCCAATAGCGAGTGATCAATTTGAACACGTTCTAAAGGCTACAACACTATCTAAGATTCAGTGGGTAGCATCCGGTAAAAATATTACCGTCGGCACGGAAGCAAATGAATTTATTTTAGAAGGCCCAGATACAACAATAACATTAGGCCCAACAAATGCCGCATCAAGAATAGAGTCCTCTTACGGCTCACGTTATCTACAGGCTACGAGAATAGAAAATGCAATACTTTTTATGCAAAGACATGGCGGCTCTTTGCGTGAGCTTGTTTTTGATTTTAACGAAGACTCTTATAAAGCACAGGACTTAAATATTATCGCTGAGCACATGCCGTATAGATCGATTGAAGACATCGAAAAAGAAGGCGGCACACCAAGTTATGTAAGCGGGTTTAAAAATATTGTCGTGCAGAACGTACCCGTTCCTATTATTTGGTGTATAGATGAGAACGGTAGACTCTCAGGCTGTACAAGAGAGAGAATACAACAAGTAAATGCTTGGCATCACCACCAAGTGGCGGGTGACGTAAACTCAGATCAAGAGGCTAAGTTTTTATCAATAAATGTTATGGCATCAACTCTAACGTCTGATTCAAGAACAGATAATTTGTGGGCCGTTGTTCGGCGCAGAGTAGGTTCTGATAATGCTGGCACAACAGAGTATAACACTAGATTATTTCTAGAGGTATTATCGTCACCGTTTAGAGGCGCAAAAGTAGAGGCAGGCTGGACACTAACAGCACAACTTGGCTCAAGACCAAATAGAATTGATAGGGCTCCGGTTTATATGGATTGTGCCTTCGGTGCTATATCAACTGATTACACCGACGGAGTAATTGATGATTTACCACACGGGGTGGGGGCGCAGGTTTCAGTAATCTGTAACGGCTTCTGGTTTGGTAACTATACGGTA